AAACACACGCATCATCGAACTTTGATGTGTAGTAGCCGGCCGCCGCGTGAGCACGGTGATGGCTAACATATTCTATTGGTAAAGAAAACAAGTGTTTTTTTATGTATCGTCTAATATTGTTTTCTTTTAGATTTAGCCCCTGTCCGGCTTCTAGCTGTCTAAGTGTTTTTAGTAAAGGCTTCTCGTACCAAATAATTTTACTAGGTGTTAGTGATTTAGTATGTAGGTAATAGTGCAAGTCGGAAGCTAAATGCGGGTCATTTTTAACTCCAGACCAACGTTCTGTTTCTGAAGCAAACACCAATCGTTCGTTGGCAAATACGGCAACTGCCGCATTGTGACTATTGGCTGATATTCCCCAAGTTATCATTTGTATATGAACGGATCTCTCTTCTGAAGTTCCTTGAGACGTTTCTTGAATCGAATATGTTCCATTATTGCACGATAAGGGTATAGTATAATGTCTAATAATTTTTGCATGTTATTCCTTAAATTTACTTAAAACTTCTTTAAGCACAAGCCTATTGCCGGCTTCACTCATATGGTTTATATCTCCGGGATTGTTTGTCCAGATCGTATTAAACGGCCCTTTTACGAAGAAATTGATGTGTATGCTGTTGGGCACATGCATCAGATCTGCAACAAGTAAATCATATGTATCTTCAAAGTATCTATCATCCCAGATATGCTTTAATATGCTGATAAATTTCTTTTCTTTTTTGGCAAATATATCAGCGAATATTAAATCACACACAGAATGACTTTCACGGAGTCTGCTAATGATCGTCTGTTTATCCTTTAAATAAACTCTAGTAGGGCTTGTATGACAGAATAGTATCCTGTCGGTGGATATTATTTTATCAGCATGATCCTTGTAGTTTCTCCAAATGCGATATTCACTGCTACCATTTGTGGCCTGATTTTTGATCTCAAAGTGTTCTACCAGCAGACGAGACCAGGCACACTTGTGTTGTCCTACTGCAAAACTGTCTCCAAAGATCCATAATTTATCCATTTTTATGATCCAAATCATATTGTTCTTTTAACCATTTGTAATTGTTAATCTTACTTATTTCGTTTGAATTCTCTAGACCGAATTTTCTACCAGCTAGAGCACCGCAGTATCCTTGATCACCATACGGTACATCAGTGTTTAATTTACACCATGCATCTAGTCGGGCTTCGCTTTCGGCATTAACTTGCCCATCTATAATTTTGCTAGAAAGTTTAGCACACTCTCTAAAAGCACTACGCCATGTACTAAATGCATCTGTGTTAAACGCTGTAATATTGCTAACTTCTTCCATAGCTTTAAATTTACTACTGATGCTGGTAGTCATATCTGGCTTGGTAAGATCCATTGCTAGAGTAAGTTTCTTAGGCAGTAGTTTAACTCCACCGTAACCATATTCTAAATTATTAAGCGGGTTGCGACTGCGCCACACATGCACACATTCTAAATCCCATTCTGGTACTTTGTAATCAAAGTTAAAAGAATCTAGTATTTGTGCATCGCCGTCGACTACCCAAAACATTTCAGTAAAGCTCATACGTGCGGCTTTAAGGTGTGCTTGATGTATACCCTTAACATCTTTAACACGTTTAGTTAAAGGAAATCGTGATTTAACCCGCTGATAGTTTTCTTCAGCGGTTGGTTCTCCATAACTGATAAAAATTAGATCATACACGATTGAGCCTGTAAAATTCGTCAAAGGTGTTTACTACATAGGCGCTGGTATCTGCATTGAGTACAGGCACACTAATGAAATCTTTTGCCCTTGTTTGGTACAGATAAATTAGTTCCGCTGGATCCGTTCCAAATATTTTATCAAACATTTCATTTAGTACATCAAAATCTCGAACATTGGTAATGTTCCAATCAGTACACATAGTAAGGTATACTCCTTGCCATGCTCCGGCAATGGCCCAAGCACCTTGTTGAGCATGTAAACCTAATGTAAGCCACTGCTTTAGTCTATGTAGGTTTTCCCACCAGATTACTTCAGTTGCTGGTTTACCCTGTTCTAATCGTATGCCGCGATCTAAACACATCTTTACACCTTCACGGAATCCTGCTCTCCATGCCTGCAGAGGTGTTGTGTTTATGACAGTATCTGAATAGCTAACAGTAAGCGGATAATATCCTGCTTCCCAACAAAAGTCTACTTGACCCTTGTCTTCCTCTGCGGCTTCATGTGTTTTCATACTAAGCACAAAATCTTTGCGCCACGCTTTAAGACTGCCGTTACCATAACGTAGCCCATTAATGTTATTACGCCCGGGCCAGTTAAATGCTTGTGCATTTGGATATTTGTCTAAATCAATTGCTAAATCCCAAAACTTAGGATTAACGATATTGTCTGCGTCTACAGTAACAAACCACTCTGTTTCGCTTAGGTTAGCCGCGGCTTTGTGACAAGCGTCACTGCCTTTAACTCCGTGAACACGCTTTGCCCATGGTGCTTCTTGTAGCAACCTAGCATAGTTTAATTCTGCATTAGGTTCATCGTAGGAGATGAATATGCAATCTAATTCGTTAACTTTTAGCAATGACATAAACTGATATTGGACTTGGCCCTTCGTAAATCAATTCTATAGGTGTTCCGTTAATAAAATCGGTTACTTGTATTTCCTTTGTATCATAAAGATTATAAGGATTACCTTTTTCTGTGATATGTACATTATACACTTTTTCTTGTACCAATGTCAATCTTTCAATATTTTCTTGGTTAGTTAAACTATCAAAATGGTGTTGATCGTAGTGAAGTTTTAGAACGTTATTACTCAGTTGTGCAATTATAGCACAGTCTGCTATAAAGTTCTCATAGGGTCGTAGAGATTTAACAGTTTCCAGATCGTCATTTTTTACAATCGAACTGTTAAACATGCGTTTACGTCTAAACCCTGTTATTGAATTTTTTTCAAATAGTGGATAGTACTCATTTATATTTTTAAAATCAGTAAAGAATGGTTGTATCAATTCCCAGGGAACCTCTACTACAGAAGATTCTAGATCTTCTATATAATGAGCTCCTACAGATTGAATATCAAGTGTAGAGGAATTAAATTTTACATAATGTCTTTGTATTTGTTCCATACCTTCTCCTCTAATAGATTAACTAGATTTTCACTGATTAGATCTTTTTGTGTATAGTGTAAAATATCCTGCTGATAATACGGTCCAATTTTTACGTTGAAATCTTTGTTGTAATGAAATGCAATATAGTCTGTCCAATTACCTGCAGACTCGCCAAACCCCTGCGACCTAGATTTCATATGAGTAAATCTAGGAAATGGTAGTGTAGGATCGCTCATATCTTCGACCATGTCTAACATCTTTGCAGTTAACGCACATGCTTCGTCGGTAGGTATACTTTCAAAATTACAGTTAGTTAATTGCGACTTCCATGTTTCTGGATAATCAGTTAATGCTCGCATTATGTCCCAAAATTTAGATGTTTCCCTACTTTGTTTGAAGTACAACCAACCAGAGTAGAAATCTGGTAGATTGTTTTCAGTAAACACTCTTCGATAATACTTGTTAGTCATGGTGTCGCCTCTAAATGTCATGGGCCGAGTAGCACACCATAGGTCATGTTTTTGCATGTGGGGCCACCAGTGACTAACATCATTAAGGAATAAAAAATCACCATCAATGAATACTGTTTCTTTGTAGGGAGTGTGTTCATATGCCCTTGACCTGGCATTCATCCCTTTTGGGCCTTCATAGTCTATGATACTGTCAAATACCCAAGACAGTTTTAAAGACTGTGCATTTTTTACATTAGTTGTAGCAATGCTTACATTGCCATAACCTTCTGGTTGAGTTAATTTTATAGTTAACGCAGTTATATAAGCCAGTCTAATATAGTTTGTTTCTTTAACATTGTTGGCTATCATAAAATAGCCCTTGTCTAATAATTTTTCAATCATATAGAGTATCCAATACTTGTATTTTTTCCAGCAACTCTATTTTATTCATCATGTGAATATCTTGGTCTTTTGTTTTAACAAGTATATTTTGATCACCTGCTACCCAAGTTAATCCGGTATTGGTTATCTTTACCAATGAATCTCTATCATTAAACAAAACTGGACTAGGGAGTGCTATATAATATTTTTCAGCACCGAAGCCTCCCATGATGTGGCATGCAACAGTAAACGCATAGTCGTTGCGAAATCTTCTGGTGTCAAATTGATACAGCGTACCATACCACACCCAATTTTCTCTAATATGGTCTACTAGGTCAAAAAGGATTTTGTTTTCGGGAGTCTTGTTGAATATGATATTTGTTGCCCACAGCATGTGAAGACTGTGTGGACTAAATGAAAAATTACTGCCAGGTCTATTAGGGCATAGGTCTTTCATGTTTTCACATATCATAAAATTGTAGCCGCTATCTAAATAATCTTTTAGCCTATTGCTGAATACTAAAAAATCACTGTCAATTAATAGTGTACGATCGTAAGGAGTAAGATCGTAAATTTTATTTCTGTTGATATTTTTAAATGCAATATTTTTTCCAGATAATACTCGAGAGTTATTGCCGTCATCTACTTCTGTGATAATAGTTTTATCAAAGACAGTAGTATCAATTTTTTCTAAAGTCTTGATGTCCGTTATAAGACTTACGGGTATGTTAAGATGTGTCTTAACTAGATTGGCCGCAAGAACTGCTTGTGGGCCGTAGTCAATATCGCCATCAAAGGCAAAAATACAACATCCCTGATTCATAGATCTACCAGTTTAGCCGCAGTTCGTTTTTGTTTAATCTCGTTATAGTCTGTTAGATATCTATTAGTGACTTCAAAGTATGTTCCAATTACTCGTGCTTGGAAATCTTCTAAGTTTTCAATCTCAACAGGATAGCCGTTGTCGTCTAAGATAACAGCAGATCCATATTCTTTAATAGAATTAATAAAACCAATTAGTGTTCGATCAACGGTAAACATGCCACCGCAGTAACCTATAACAAGTTCTGCATGTGCTTTGTCTTTTAATCGTTGTCTTTCAATTCCGAGAGTTTGTCTATAATCAGCATGTTCTAATGCCTTAACTAATCTGTCGTCCATTTCAACCTTTTAATTAGAATGACGGTTGTATTCCTGGATAGCTAGGAGCATAGTAAACAGTACCGTCTATGTAATTATACACATGGGTCTGACCTGTGGGTTGAATATTGAAAGGATATGTCACAACTTGATTAAGTCCAGGATTGCCAGACGAAACGGTACTAGAACCGCCTGCGCCAACATACATATTCTGGATTGCCGCAACTACTATAATAGACGTGGCCTGGAATAAATTAGCATTGTCTAAGCCAAGGAACATAACAAAGTAACTACTGGTGTAGTTTGCGTCTGCTTCGAAGACTTTTGCTGTCGGAGTTATAACTTGAGTTAGTGGATCTGGATTTACCAGCATGTTCCCGCCATATACTCCACCGACCTGACCTATTATTGCAGGATACGCACCGCCTTGATTAAATTGAGTAAAGGAATTTCTAGTAAGCCTAAAACTTCCCATACCACCAGTTAGATCAGCCCAGCCTTGACTAATTGGATTTTGAATAGATGGCACAAAACTAAAATTCCATGTTATGTATCCGCCGGCATTCCAAAAACTTCTAAATGCGGCATTACTTGGAAAATCAACTTGGTAACGGAATCCGTGTGCTTGTGAAAAGGAAATATTGCCGCCGTGTGCAGTCCATGAACTTTGAGTTAGTCTACTTGAAGATGCTGTATTTCTATTTGCATAGGTGTAGTCAACAGCCGCGCTTAATCCATTATAGTCGGATTGTGTGACTAGATATTTTTGTGTTACTGGTACTCTAGATGTAGGTTGGTATCGTGTATTGGCAATTTGCTGATAACATTTATCAACATCTTGTGCAATTTGATCGTATTCGATACCAGTTATCTTATCGTTGGTGTTTACTATACTACTTACAATACTAGAATTTTGATTCCAACCTAGGTCAACTGTGCTATCATTGGGTGTTCCTAAAACTGCCGCTACCTTGCCTTGTAAAAGATTCCAATCATTATGATTAACAACACCACCTGACCCTATTACAGGAGCAGATTGAATTGATAATGTAAAAGTACCAGATGCTGTATTCAATGCCGCATCAGTTCCTGTAACAGTATATGTAGTAGTTTGTAAAGCACCAGTTGGCGTTCCAGTAATAGCACCATTGGCAGTATTAAAATTCAATCCCGAAGGAAGACTTGGACTGATACTATATGTTACAATTCCTGCGCCGCCAACAAACACTATTGGAGTAAATGATCCCACAGAGGTTCCGGCAGTGGCCTGCTTCGTAGGAACTATGATTGACGCGGTTATTGTATTACCTAAAATAGCCACCGTTTCTGCAACGGTTGAATTTTGACTGGTTAAATTATGATTAGGATATGTGATATTAGCTTGAGCCCAGTCACCACCTTCATCTAGTTTGATATACTTAACTCTGTTATTTCCTAATTCTGCCTGCAACGTGTTGATAAAATTATCAGTAAGTGCTGGAGGAACTAATGTATCATTTATGTTATTGATAAAAACAAATTTAACGCTGGAATTTTTAACAGCATTACGCCATAGTCCTGGACTTGCCTGTGATCCATACTTGTATCTAGGAGAAGCCGATTGTAATGCCGTGCTATTGCCAGTACTGTTTACATAAGTGTTAACAATATCTTTTGCAGTCTGCGTAATAGTTGCATCATTTAGAGTAACATAATCTAGATCCATCGGTCCTACTACTGGACCAATCGCAGTAAGCGGGCCTTGTCCGTAGTCGTAAATGTATTTCATACCAGCATAGGCTACTAAATGGCCACCTGCACTTGATCCTGTAATTATAAGTCCATAGGTGTTGGCTAAATATGATATCGTGTTCCATGTTGTGCTATAAGCAGAACCAGCGTTCGTGGTTGTGCAGAATCTTATAACGGTCTCGATATCGTCAGCTCCGGCAGGATGATAGTTTCCAGTGCTTCCGCCACTCGGAACATATTCTGTATCAAGAGAAGCCAATCGATAGTTACAGTTAATAACTGTGTAACCTTTTGATGCCAATTGACCTATCTGATCTTCATCATTTATCGTGTACCCAGCTTGAGTTGTTGTAAACCCAACAGACGATTTTGTTCCTCCACCCCAGCCTCCACCGTGAACCCAAACTATAACTCCTTTTGGAGTACCGCTGGTTTGATAAAAGTCACATCGTTGATTAGCATCTGGACCATAAGGTATATCAGATGTTCTAGAATATGATATAGAATTAGATATTGCCAAACTAAACTGAGCAGTAGTAGATAATCCGCCGCCAGAGACTGTGACTGTATATGTAGTCGGTCCTTGAGTAGTTGCCGTTCTTCCTATAATTTCACCAGTCTTGGCATTTATATGAAGACCGTTGTCAAAATAAACAGGACTTCCGGCGCTACCTAAATTAGAAGTGCGGCCGGGTGTTATGGTCCATATTTCTTTAGTTGAACTTGTAGGAAATCCCAATACCGATCCTTCGGCTATTCCTGCTCCAAATATCCCGTCACCTACTTTGAAGGTATTTGCATACTGCGTGGTTACTATATGAAAAAATGCTACATCCGTTCTACCTGGAATCGCTTCAATCCAACAAGTCTCTATACCATTTAACGGACTCATCGGTAATGCAGGACTAATAGTGTAAGTCAATTGACCAACTCCGCCTGATCCAACTACGGGCGTAAATTTCACTACAGTATTTGCTTTAACAGCCACTGAAGGAAGAGAAACGGTTGCTGTTGGAGTTGGCGGCCAGTAAGCATATAAGGTCCTGTTAGGGGCACCTTGCAATGCAAAAGGATCGTAAGTAGCGCCAAAAAGGCCACCATCTTGTAGGGTCCCTTCTTTACTGCGATTAGCTAGGTAAGCCTGAGCATCAACTTGTGTAGTAGCAGGGTACGCTTCTAATAAACAGGCGAGTAATCCCGTGACCTGTGGGCTTGCCATAGACGTTCCGTTGATTTTAACCTGATAGTAACTGCTATTCCTAGCATCTGCGACAGCACCACCGTAGGTAGTATTATTAAATACCGAACTTGTAATATTCTCACCAGGTGAAAATACATCTATTCTTGGCCCTGTCTCGGAGAAGGCGGCCTTAATGTCAAAATACTGAGCACTCATAGCTCCGACAACAATACCGTTAGAAATAGTACTAAATGTTCCTCTATTGTAATAGTATGTTACTCCTCCCGCTACAAGACGATTATTATAATCGATGTCAGTTGCGGATTGATCATCTCGGGCTATTTTTGTAGAGTAGTTGCCAGCGGCACTGACTACTATGATACCTGCATCGATACAATCTTGCAGTTGTGCTTCGTACGCCGGATATCTTACAAGTATCCTGACTTCAGTACTAGAGTGATAATAAAGGCCGTATTGTTCTAAGGCATTTGTTGTAGGTCCGCCTGATGGTTGTGTGTATGTTGTTCCTTGGTAGGTAACTGAAGTAATGTCAGCTATGTTAATAACAGCCTGAGTTACCCAGCTGTTGTTAATGATAGTGGGATTTCTAGTGCCCGTTGCAGGGTTAACTGCTTTGTTCTGATGCCAATATCTTACATACTCAAGAAAATATCCGTTGATAAACTGGTTAGTGCTAAAATCAAACGTGTTGCTGTCGTTGCTGTATGGATATATATTATATATGTTAGCTTTTCTTGCCCACCCTTGTGTGTTACCACAAGCTGTTCCTGTGACATGAGAACCGTGCATGTTGTTAGTTTCTAATGCCGAACTTGCTCCGTTTATCTGACGATAAGGAGTGTAGATATAGTTTCCGTTGGTTGTTCCCCATAGCCCGTTGCTAAGACTTAGCCAGTTAAATTGGTTATAGCGACTGCCGCCAGTACCGTCTGAATTAACTGCATATTCTGGATGTGCTGGATCGGCATGTCCATCTACAATTACCACGTCAACGTTAGTGCCGTCGTATGGAACAGTTGCACTTGCTGATACATCAAGCAGTTGTTGCGGACTACCAGTACCCCATTCAAATCTCTGTACACCTTCAACAGTTCTCAGAATACCCCAATTGATATTTCCCTGTGCAGTAATGGATCCTCTACTCCACAAGTTAGTAGTTTGAGTATACCCACCAGCCGGAGACGCTTCAATTCCCAGATCCCGCATTGTCTTGGTTATTTCCCAAACTCTAGGATCACTTCTTAGTAATTCAGCTTCTGCTTCGGTCATCATGTAATGCGTACAGCGACTGACAGTCGGGTTCAAGCAACAATCAATAGCTCTGTCGGGCACACATTCACTGCCTCCTGAATTTATAATTTCTTCGTGCAGAGATTCAGAGTCTTCAATTCTGTGTACAATTACAATGTATTCAATTAATTCGTTCATTTTATTCCTTAGGTCAATACACCGGCGCTAGACGAAGCCGCAGAAGCCGCAAATGTATATGGATATTTTTGACTTATGGTTAGTGCAATGTTACCGTCAATAGCATCAGGCCCGCCCGCAGTACCTACATGATTATCAACCAACAGCATTACAAGACTCAATGAAGAAGCCGCCCCGGGTAGCGCATCTAAGTAGACTTGAAGTTGAAAATAGTTGCCTGTGTAATTTGTATCTTCGTCATATTGTCTGAAAAAAGTTGAAGGAATCGTACTAAATCCTCCAATGCCGCTGGTTACAAAAGTACTTCCTGCCCATGCGTTGGCAGTTTGTCCACTGGTAGTGGGTGTAATGTAGATAAATCCCATATTAGTTAATAGATTACTCCACCCTTGATTCTGCGGAGTCGCCGAGCCAGCATATCTAGACACGTTGAAGAAAATGGCTCCTCCACCATTCCAAAAAGCATTGAAGTTATTAACGCTACCAAATGGAATTGTGTAGGTAGCACCCAATGTTGCGGTCCATGTGTATGCTTGTGTGTCACTGAACACATTGGTCTGTGTAAGTTGGCCACCGGCTGCACTTGTTTTATAAGTGTTAATATAAGTAACCGCCGCCGAAATATTAGATAAATCGACTTGATAGACTCTATCCCCTGTGCTTTTTGTCGGCAGAGAAGAAGCAGATCCTGTGATGTGAGTGTAGCAAAAATCTATGTCATTCTTTAATTTATTATAATGAGTGCTGTTGATTTGTACGGAACTATTAACCTGCGCACTTTGTATGCTTGACGCCTTGTTCCATCCGTAGGATAGACCGTTGGGGGCTCCCATTACATTGGCTATGGTACCCTGTAACGGATTCCAATCTGTTGCGTATACTTGTCCCATATTAGTTCCTTATGATATGCTATCTGTAATATTTGACGCAGTAGGGGTCTTGCCAAACGCATAGTATGTATTAACAGTCCATGCAAAACCTGCATCGATATAGTCTTCTAGGGAGACGCCCTTTGGTAGATGCGGATCTGATAATGTAGTAGTGATGGTAAATCCTGTGCAGTTAAATGCATTAGTTCCCCCATTGGGAGTAATAGTTATCTTGTACTGATTGCCAGTATAATTTGCATCAGTAGCGAGAATTTTAAAAGCTATACTTGCATTGGCACCAATCTGACCGTTTTGTAAAATATTGTAAAGCCCACCGTTTGGAAAAGTTCCGTTGCGTGTTTCATTTTCTTGGACACTTGCA